TGTAATATCTAATTCTTCAGTTTCTTCTTCACCTTCTTTTCCAACTTCTTCAACGTCAGGATCTTTTTCAACATCAACAGGTTGTCCTTCGGGGGCTGCCGGTGGTGTTGGGGCTGCTCCTGCTGCGGGTGTCGGAGCCGCTCCTGCTTCAGGTGCGGGAGCTGCAGCGGGATCACCAGGAGGTGGTGGAATGTCACCCGGAGGTGGTGGAGCGTCTTGTTCTAAAATATAGTTATTGATTGATCTATATCTTGTAATTTCTTTTAATATTTTTTCATCTAATTTCATATTATCCGTTTAATAATGTTTTTATACCATTTTTGGTTTCCACTTGAATTTTTTTAAAAGAATTTTTTGTGTTATCGACTCTTTCAATTAAACCATCTTTCATTCTTATTGTATAGCAATTTCCAGTGTCCAAGTCACAAACTTCTTTATAACCATCACCTTGATCTTTTTCTGAAACTCTTGTGTTTTTTCCCAAGTAGTTATCTAATATAAGTTTAGTATTCATATTTAATTTTTATTATAAATATCCGTTAATTGAAAAACGTTTGAACCTCTTTAAATTTATTAAGCGCATTTTTAAATTCTTGGTTCAAGGATAGTTTATCTTGTTCAGTTAAAGTCGTATAAACATTCTCAGGTTGATTTATTGGATAATTTAAAACGTATTGAGTTGCATACCCTGTTGCTCGGTCATTTAAGTCGTTAAGATTTAAATTATTTTTTTTCGCATCTGCTATTAATAATGTTGGTATCCCTTTAATTTTATTAATCACAAATTTTATAAAATCTTTCGATGATGTAAAACTAGCAACAGGTATGTTCAATTTTGATCCTCTAGTTATACAAAAATAGTTTTTGTTTATATAATTTGTGAAAGAGTCACCATAAACGTCTTGTAAATTTATTGTGCTATAGTTATTTTCATAACTACTTACTCCAGTTCCATTTCCTGAATCAACATATATAAATGTAAATGCGAGTTCCGACAGTTGAACTATTGTATTTCCTGTAGGGTCATATTGTTGTGAAATTAATTCTTGTTTAATTTCTTCAAACATTTGTTTTATAGTCATCGAAGTTTGTTTAGGAGTTTCAACAAGTGTGTATTTGAAATATCTTGCGTTAATACTTTCTTGACAATCTTGATTTTTGGTTAGGGTTTCTTGTGATTTTATATTTGCTAATATATTATCTTGCTGTGCTTTTATATTTTCTGATTTTTCTCTGTTTTGTTTTTCTACTTGACGATATTTTTCGTCAATAGACGATAGTATTTTAATATTCAAAGATTGTACAAAATTATCAATTTTTGGCAAACTATAAAACGGTTGTCTTGTTCCTTCAAAGAAAGTTGAAAACTCTCCCGCAGAAATGTCATGACGGACGCTCGTTATCATATAAGGTCCAGAAAACATGGGAACATTTCTTAAATTAAAATACATCATTGGTTGTATCAACGCACATCCCATCATTTCAACACTACATTTATAACTTCTGTTTTTGTAAACATTATATAAAGAAATTGATTGTGTTGTTGTTCTTCTGTTTCTTTGTACGTTTGCCATTTGATTTAAAACTTCCAATGATTCTGATGTTGGTTTACCAGCGTCTTGTCCGACATTGAAACTTTTAAAGGTTTGCTGATTTTGCCTACCAAAATCTACGTTAAATCCAACAACTTTGTTTGATTTATCCCAATCTGTTTTATTTGATTGATTTTCTAAAAGAGGGTTATCACTAGCCCTTCTAAGGTCAAATGCGTCGTCACGAAATTTATAATCAACATTATCTTTCATTTGTAAATGTTGACTAGAAACATTTGTATAATAACATAAAAATTTTGGAGCACTTTCTCTGTAATCAACATTTAAAAAAGTTCCAAATAAATTATTTGCAAAGTCTAATGTTCCGTCTGCTTGTGGTGTAGGGTTTTTTTGAGCGTCTTGGACATTATAAAAATTAACAAAAGCCGGAAGCATAAAATGTTGGAAATTATTTTGGACTAAAATTGTTGTAATCATGTCCAATAATGTTGCCTTATAATTTCCATTTTGTAATAAATCTTGTATTTCAAAAATATCTACTAATATTTTGTCCCCAACGTCTCTACTTGCTCTATCTACCAACATAACGTCTTCAAATAAAGTTTTATTAGAAAGATCATAACCCGCAATCCAAGTATCATTCAAAGATTTAAAAATATCCCACAGTTCTACTCTTGTTTGTTCGGTGAAACCAGCTTCTAATGGTGCTCTAGTATTACCATCATCAGAATTTACAATTACATTTGGTAATTGTTTTCTAACATATGGTAACATAGTATTTATAACATTATTTATGTATAGGTCTGAATTTAAAATATAATCATCCATCAACTCATAAAATTTTTTATAATTCAAACTATTATTTTTTAATTTTTCAGAAGCATATATCATAATTATTGGTGCAAAATCTTGAACGTTTTTTTCGTTAAATTGAACGTTTAGGTCTATAAAGAAATCTGTTATATAAGATCCACTGTCTTTATATGTCAATTCTTTTATTGATGATTTACCTACATAGTATTCTAATGCTTCCCAAGTTTTTGGGTTTTGTTGCTTGGATTGTTGTAGTGTGACTTCAGGTGGTAGGTTACCATATTGATAGTATCCATAAATTATTGGGTCTTGAATAAATCTTGTTGAAAAAGTATAAAATAATTTTTTATCAAATTTGGATGGGTTTCCAAATTTAAATGCCACGTCGTAGTTCATCATAGAACTCAATAGGTTTTGAAAGTTTTGGTTCTGACTTTCTATAATATTTTGTAATTTTGTTTCTGGAGACGTTCCTGTTGGTGCCGAGACTTTCAGGAGTTCTCTCATAAAATAATGAAAGTTTTTGAATCCTTTATCAGATTCTAAAGATTTTGTTCCATCAGGATTTTTATTGTCTATTGTTGTTTCTAATTCATATGTTTTGTTTTCAGGTAAAGTGTCCACATAGTCATAAACAGATCTACTATAATTTAAAAACTCAGATTCAAAATAATCTAAAACTTCGGTGTTAAAAGTTGTAAATAATTCCTCGAAACTTGTATATTTTGTTTTATCACCAGAGATAAGGAAATTTTGTTGTTCTTTTTGATCACTTATTATTTGTTTCAAATAAGTTTCAGGGTCATTTTTTTGGACTTTTGAATTATCAAACCAACCGTATTGCGGTAGATTCCAAAATAATCTAACGCTTCCATTATACATAGCAGGGTTGTTAGATAATTCAACTTTCATTTTTCCGTTTTTGAAAGTTTCTAATTTTGATTGATTTAAATTTGAACCAAAAGAAGGAACAACAAAAAAAGAATTGGAATCAGTGACTTGTCTAATTACAACAGACCAAGGACTTATTCTCATTGATCTTTGATTGTTGTTTGGATCAAATCCTGGTATTTCAAAAATTGTAGAATTATTAGTGTTTAATAAAACTAGTTTACCATTGTTTATTAAGGTTTGTAGTTGAGCAGAACCATATCCTTGAACAAACGCTCCTTGAACAACAAATTGTGATGTTGTTGGTTGTTGTAGTGTTGATATATTATATAAACCAACTCCTCCAGTTGTTCCTGATATTTGTGAAGAAATTATAACGTTCCCATTCAAATTAGCTCCGTTTATAATAGAACCCGCTGATATGACATTAGATTCAATTGCCGTTATTTGTAATGGCGGATTTAATACGGTATAATTAAATGTTTCTGCTGAAATACTACTTATTTCATATATTGATAAGTTTCCTGTGACTGCGCTAAATAAACTTTGTATTGTAATTGCACTTACAGATGAACTACCAGATAAAATTTGTCCATTCTGTAATGGATATGATGTGGTGTTTGTTATCTCAGCAAACGAACCTAAAACAAAATCTAATCCGGTAAATGCGGCATTGAAGTTTAGTGGCGTTGTATAATAACCAGTTCCCCCTGTTACTCCGTTTACTTGTGAAACAAGTTGTATATTAGCGTTCAATGATGGTATATAAATTGTGTGTGGAGTTTTGATGTAATTTTTTGATATAGAATTGATTGTAATTCCTGTTCCTGTTGTTGAACAAGTTCCCGTTACTTGTAAAGTATTACATGTACCAGTTATGTTTTCAGTAAAACAAGATCCAGTGACTTGAGTTTGTCCACTAAACATTTTTAACCCTTGAATAAAAACACTAAAATCGTCAACAAGTTGTGGATAAAATCCAGTATTAATATCTGTAAATGGTGGTGTTCCTGATGTGCTATCTAACACTAAGTCTCTTTGGGTTCCGTCTATCGTTAAATTATAACTTAATGTTGTTGCAGAATTTACCGGATCCCAATTTTCCTTGTAATTGAAATCTGTCCAAACTTCGTCCAAAATATCCACCTTAGTTTTTTTATAAATTTTGTAACGGTGCCAAATTGATCCGTATTTTAAAATCCAAACATATGGTAGTTTATGAACTGCTCCAAACTTTTTAAATGTTGATAGAATATAGTTTAAATCGGTGGTTGATTCTCCATTTTGTGTCACATATTTTTCTCTTAAAGTTGCTAATGGTAATGAATTTAAAAATAAATACGCGGCCAACTTGTATGGGTATAAATCTTTTTGTTTGTATCTGAAATTGAAAACTCCTTTTTGAATTGCATTTATAAAATATGGTGTATTTAACATGGATGTTGTTTGACTATCTGTTAGATAATTTGTATAATCTTTGTATTCTAAATTACCTTCAGTTATAATTTGATCTGAAAATTTTCTATTTTGATAAAAACTTTTTAAATTTGCGATATCCAATAAGTTATTCAACTTGGAATAGTTAAAATATGTGACAGGTCTTTTTGTTGTGGAATTATCGTTTAATTCAAAATTTGTTATTGTTTTATGTATGTCATTATATGTTAAAATTAACTTTGTGTCAAAAGCATCAGTTGAATTGATTAATTTTACACCATTTGCCAAGTTTTTTTTGCTCCATTCTAAGTTTGAGATAGGATAAGTATCTCCAAAAACAAATTCATTGCTAGATGAAGATTGAGTTATATAATTTTTTAAATTTGTAAGGTCTTTTGTATTAACCAAAGAGACACTTGGTTGTGACTTAGTGGATTTGAAAATATCCGCATTGTATAAAACCGCAGGATTTTTAACTTCATTTTTAATATATGATGTTACAAAATTTCCTCTTATAAAAGATTGCCAACTTTCACCTTGACCTTCGTTAGAAATGTGTCTCAAATATGTTAAATAATTTGTTCCATCCAACAAATATTCTTTTATTTTTTTTGATAAAAAAGGGTTATCTGAACCTAAACTTTTTAATATGTTAGTTCCTTCATTATCAGATTCAACTTCATACATCGCAGAGTTATATCCCGACTTTCTGTTAAATAAACTATAATATGAATTCAAAATCAATCTTTCATATATTTCGTAAAAATATAATGATTCTTCCTTATTTTGAAAAACTTCATTTGATATTGGAAAATCGATTGCGTTTAAAGAAAGTCTCAGTGGTTGTTTGTCACTTTCGTCAAATTCCGCACCTCTTGTTTCTGCGTCGTTTTGTCTTTGTGTATATCCTTTTATAAATTGTTCAACAAACTCAACTTCAGGCCAAATTTCTGGATTGTAGGAACGATATGTCGACGCAACATTTTGAGCTCCAGGATAAATAGTTTCAAACTTTTCTTTTCCATCATCTCCTGTTGATTCTTTAATTACCTGTGGCCATGGATAAATGGGTTCATTATTTTGTGTTGATGACAAAACATCAACGCTTGGAGAAGTTGATGTGCTGCCAAATATTGCGGCTCTTCTATATGGATTTTCTCTTTGATCCCAAGCTTTTTTGTGAACATCATCCATTAACCTAAGAAAAGCTTCACCCTGACAATAATAAACCGCCAAGACGTTTCTAATAGATGGTGTAAAACCTAAACCTTGATCTCCTTTTTGACTGAATTTTTTTGCTAAATTGTCTGTAATTTGTTGTTCTATTTGTGTTCTAAATTTAGAAGCGTCTTTTCCCATTTGGTCAGTTATACTCATGAAGGATTCTAACCCTTCAAAAAAATAAAATATTTCTCCTGCACCTAAGAAATTCGTCTTAAAACTATTAACAAAATTGAAAAAAGCAAGATCGGTTTTTGTAAGTGCGGATGTTGGGGTATTTGGTGGCGAAATATCTCCTTGTGGTGCGTTTTCTTGTGACTTGAATGTTTTTAATATGTCAACGTCAGATTGTGTTAATCCAGAAGTCTGACAAGTTTTGATGCTTATATTTACAGGTATCTGAGTTTTGGTAGTTGTATTTCCAACCGTGTAACTACCGTTTGTTCCAAAAATACCATTCTCGTTAAGTTTTTTATTATAGTTAGTTATTATTGATTCAAGTTCTGTAGTTGTGTCTAATTTTTTTTGTGAATTATCAATTAAAGTTTTTTTGAACGTATAGACATTTTTTCCACTTTTTAAAACAATTGGATTTTTTGTGTCTAAATATTTATTGAACCAAGAGTTTGAACTTGTAAATACATTTTTTTGGTATTCTAATAAATTATTCACATACTCTGTCATTGTTGTTAGGGCTCCCAAATTTTCTTTTGCGTAACTATCTAACACATTTTTAATAAAAACTTGTAATCTGTAATTTAGTTGATTTAATGTTATTTCAGGAAAATCGTCACTAATTAAACCTTTTGATTTATATATAGAATATATTTCTTTCATTTTTTGATAACCTCTACTAACAATAGTTGGTTTTTGTCCAACTTTTGCATCGGTAGTCGCTCCTTGTTCAGTTGTTGTTTGTGATTGTGTAACAACATTATTATACATGTGTGGAACTGCCATTAAGTTGGCCAAATTTACTGATGCCAACATAGTATATTTATAACCAACAAAGTTTAAACTTATTGTAAAATTTCCACTCAAGGGATCAAATCTTGAATAAAAGGTTTTCAACAAAATTGGTAATTTAATGGCCTTCCCGTAATATCCTTTTATTGTTAGTGTAAATTGCGGGTAAGGTAGTTGAAAAAAGGCAGCATATGGAGAATTATTTCCCGCTTCAAATAATGCTCTTCCTTTAACATCTTCCAAATCAATATTGATTTGAGGAACAAAGTTGGTATTATAATTAATAGTAATTTTTTTGATACCTAATAGTCCGTTATCAACTGCTCCTGGATTTCCATTTGAAACTAAATTCTGTGTTAAATAATAGTCATTTGGTAAGTTTGGGTTTTTAACCGCAGTTAATTTTGGTTGATTTACGCCCTTTCCTTGTAAAGTATTTTTTCCCGTAATTTCATCTGTCCATGAAGTGTTGAGAAATGGTTTATTACCTGGGTTTAAAAAATTAATTTTCGCAACGGAAATTGTTCTTTGAGAATCGTTCATTGCCGAACCGACCGCCAATTTTGTTCTTGGTAAAACATTACACTCCAAGTTAGCATAAATTACTAAATCTTCCTGTTTTACCATTCGATCTCTAACTTTTCCATTTTCGTCCACAACGCTGTTTGGATCTATCAATGTAATGTTGTCGTAATCAAATTCTACAAGTATGTTTTCTTGGTTACCTACCATAATAAAAAAAATAGTTTTCGTAGGAATTTTTATAATCCTGTAATGAAGCTACTAATGGAAATGGAATTGTCAATACAATCCCATCAGGAATCGAGTATTCACTTCCACTGTATTGTGGGTTGGCAGCCAGAATTAACCACCCAAAATATGGTGTTCCATAATATTGTTGTGAAATTTTGTCTAATCTAGATTGTCCAACCTTATAAATGTAGTTTTTATCAGTAGTTTTTGATGGTAATTCAATATAAGGAACTACTGTTTGTTCGCCATTTAATAAAAAGTCAGTATATCTATTCCAATAACTTAAAGCCATTTTTAATTTAGTGTTACTTTACCATTAAACGTTTTTTTATCGTCGTTTAAGTTTATTTTTGAATACAAATTTTTAATTGTTTTTGATTTATTATCTTTATCATTTTCTACATTTGTAGTATAGTTACATTTTTTAATTGTGTTATCAGGTAATTTCCATGTTGTTAATGTAACATATTCTTGACTTTTTGACGCCTTTTCAAAATATTCTTGTTTGATTGTTTGTTGAAATCCTTCACATTCAAGTTTGAAATTTTCACATGATTTTTTTATACCTTCTACTATTTTTGGATCACTTTTAATTTCAGTTCCGTCAGTTAATGAATTTTGAATTTGTATAAAACTATTTTGATTTGTAAATTCTGGTGTCATATATATCCCAAATCTGTTGTATGAGCAATATATCCAATAATTTTTACTAAAAGAAAAAGTACAATTATTTTGGTTACTGATAATTGACTTTGATTTGTCATAAAAGTCATCGGTAATTTTGAACCCTTTTAAAAATGCGTTGTATTTGTCTATTATTCCTTTCAAACTTTGTGTGTAAACACTAAATATAGATCCTGAATTGTCTGCGGTGTTGAAAAAGGTATCCCCACTTAGATCATATAATTTAGGTTCGTTACTTTTTAGTAGCTCTCCGTCTAATTTTGAAGAAACAACATCGAGTTGTCTAAAAATATAATTTAATTCATTTTCAACTTTAATTATATTTGCTGTGTTATTTTTGATAGCATCTAACATTTTTGTTTGTTGATCGGAAACTAAAGATTTCAATTTCTCTATCAACTCTCTTTTCTGTTTTGCAGTCATTGCTTTTTTTATGTTGTCGTCAAGTTTGTCATAAATAGGATCATTTGAACTTTCAACATCTGAAATTATTTTTGTTTTCAATTTTTCTACTAACTCCAAATATAAATTACTTTTACCCAAAATTTGAACTTCTTTTTTTTGACTTGTAAGTTCGCATATTTTACCAGATTTATAACTACTATCTTTCAAATACAACTGAACTGCACCAAAAGAATAGTCAGTGTTTAATTTTTGAAGTCCTTCGAATGATGTTTTGAAATATTCTTGAACTTTTGTTTGTAGTGAATCATATATCGATGAATAATCCATTTCAGTATCATTTAAAATTTTACCTATTGTGGATCCCCCTTTTTGTGGTTGCGTGTTATTTATCGCATCTTGTTGTTGTTTAGTCACGGGTGGAAGTTCACTTAAAATTTTTTCAACAACGTATTTGTCATTTTTACTAGTACTTTCGATATCAGTTGCTGTTGCTCTTTCATCATACACTTCAGTGTTTGCATAATAATTAAAAGAAAGTGCGTTTTGAACCTCTTCTACAGGACCTTTCAAACCCATACCACCAATTATTTGAAAGCCGATAGTTACGTCTACCATCATTGGTTGTAATCCAATACCTTCTGGATTAATATCAAATATTGGTGTTTTGTTACTCAATGTAATTGAGGTTGGAACTGCTTTACAATGATAAAAGTCTCCTACTCTTATTATTAACACAGGAGGAGCCCCAAAAGACGTATTTAAAGCGTCATTATATTTTGGTCTACCGTCAGGTCCTATTACAGGAATTGTCTGACCTGGTCTAGTACATTGATTCAAAAATGTAAGTCTTGAGTTCAATCCTTCAGGTGTCATAGAATGAAATGCCGGACTAAAATATTTAATTTGTTCTCTAATACTGTCGTAAGCAAATGGATCTGTTTGTTTTATGACCTCAAAATAATCACATTCAGAAAATAAATTTCTTAATATCTTTTTTGATATTCCATCTTTTATTTTTTGTTCAACCGATTTTTTTGGTTGGGGTTTGATGCTTTGTGTGGTTGCGGTTAATATATTTTGAGGATTTGGATTTTCGTCCTTATTATCTTCTTTTGGTTTGTCTTCTTGTTTTTTCGGGTTAATAGTTGCTGTTATTTTTTGAATAGCCACCCTTCTACAAGCCATTGCCGGTATACTATACCACTGAGCCTCATTTGGTCTTGTTTGATCAGGAATTTTAGTTCCATTTTCAGTAACAACAAAAGAGTCAACGTTACAATTTATACTTGCAGACAACACATCTCCCCCTTTTGAATTAGAAACGCTTATGTCGTTAGTTTCTGGAGTTCCTGAAGCAATCGCCTTTGTTTGTGGAATTACTGTCACTTCTCCTTGTGGAACATTGTTTATTTTAAAGTTATCCCCGTATTGTGATATTTTTTTCCCATCCGATAATGTTACATTTGAAAACCATTTTTTAACCGAATCAATTCTTCTTTCTGATAATTTTTGGTTATAAGATTCTTCTTGTGGTGCTGATGCTGAACCAATTAAATCTATAGTTAAACTTCCTCCATTTTTTACTAAAACATCATCAATTTCTTTAATTAAATCTTTTTGAATTGTGGTAAAATTACCTTCTACAACTTCTGAGAAAAAATTTGGTATACCTGTAGATTCAAAAATCTTACCATCAGAATTAACATATCTAGGGGCCTTTTCATTATATACGGACTTTAACCCAATATATTGATTATAATAAACATCAAAACTAGACGCTGATGTTCCCCCTTGTTTGTTTTCTCCAGGTTTTGTTCCGTTTGGTCCACCTGGTACGTCATTTTCAAAATAAAACCCTAACCCTTCATATTGGGACCAGTTATAATTTGGTGGTGGGTTTCCTTGTGTTTGATTTCCTGTTCCTGTTGAATTTGGTGGTGGGTTTCCTTGAGGTGTTTGATTTCCATTTGTTTGTGTTTGATCGACAGGTAAACTTTCTAATATTTGTAATTGTTCTTCTTGAGTTAATCTTGGGTTGTTTAATATTTCTTGATATGTGTAAAGTTGATTAACAGGTATTTGATTATACTTGGCCGCCAATGTGTATAGGTCATATTTAACACATCCTGCAAAAAATGAGTCAACTATGCTTTGGACTTTTTCTTTTGGTATCCCTTTTAATTGTTTTTCTATAATTGTGTTCATAGCGGCTGGATGGTCAACTATAATTGTGAATCCAATCGAACCTGATCTAGATGAATTTTTGTAAGTATAAATTGGTTCAGGTCTTCCAAGAAAAGAAGTTGCATCAAAAGTTACTGTAGGTGTGTCTGTATATGTCAAATTATAAGGCGGAAACCACATAATTCTTCCTCCGTTGGGTCCTTTTTCACAAACAGGAAGTTCGTCATATGTGTATCCCGGTCTATCTGATGTTCTCCATGCTAAATTTTCGATAGACAACATGTATTTTTTTACTTTACCGTCCGCAATATTTGTAGAACCTGGATTTTTAATTGGAGCAATGTTCAAATTATAAGTATTATCAAATACAGAATATTCCATTCTTCGTCCCGCATTTGTTATACCATCAGTTTTTTGTAAATCGTTATATGTTAGATATGGTGTATCTTTTTGAAAGATTCTACAATATTCTATTCCTGCATCTGTGCCATCTGTTTGATTTTTGTAGGATAAAACTCTTGATCCTTTAGTTAATTCTTTATATCCGTCGTTAAAAACTTTGGAAACTTGATTAATAGCATTTCCAACATGTTTAAGTCTAGTTTGTCCTTGAACGTGATCAGCAGAGTTAATTAATTGTTGTGTGTTATATAACAAAGACCCTGGTTTGAAACTGATATCTGTAGATTGGTATTTAAGATAATCTGCAGATATTTGATTAAACCCGTCATCTAAAGAACCTGAACCTCCTCCTGGAGTCGCTTTGAACCCCGCATTATTTTTATATTTTGGTGATGTCCAAACAAGTTGTCCTGTAATACCGCCACCATCACTATAAGGTTTTCCTTTTAATCCAAAATTAATTTTTTCTTCGTTACCTTCGTAAAGAATACTTAGTTCTTGATTACCATAAACAATAGTCGCTTGTTGTTTACCATATTGATCAAAAGGAACTTGATTAGGTGGTGAATCTATTAAACTAGGTTCTGAATTTCTACTTCCAACATAATATAAACCTGTTGGGGGTGTGTAGTTGTTTAATAACCCCCCTGTTAGTGCGTTAATTCCTTGTTGTAAACCAATATTATAGGCCGGTCTGTAATGATTATAATTCAACGCCGCAAATAAAGCGGATCTAGTCCCGTTACCTGTGTTGGCAACAAAAATCTCTGAAGGGTTTCTTGACTTATTTAATATAGGACCTAATAGACCTCCTGTTAAGTTATTTACGGTGTTTAAAGTGTTGAGAACCTGACCTGATAGAGAGTAAGAATTAATTTCGTTAAAATAATCTCCAGGTATGAACGACACAGGAAAATAAGTTCCTGTAATTCTATTTGCTAACCCAACGGCTGCAAGTGCCGGGTTTTCAGGAACCGTGATTTTCCAATTTTTTATAATAAATGGTTGTTGTCCTGTCGCTAATTGGCTCGCAGAAAAAGGATCTGATAATGTATCTAAATTAATTAAACCTACTGTTGTTTGGTTTATTTCTTGCGACACTCTTTCATTGTATGCGAATTTTAACTGACTTGCACCAATTTGGGCCAAAAATGAATCTTGTGACAGCGTTCCGCTTGAACCAACAGGATTGTCTTGAAATATAATGTTAAATGTTGGATATAACGAATAGTTAAAGTAACCAGGGTCCCAATAAGGTTGATAGATACCTTGTACGGATGATAGGTCTGTAATTATAACTAAGTCTTTATAACCTCCTGATGGTCCCCATTTGTTTGTAACGTAAGCCGACTCAATATAAAATTCATTTACAAGGTCTAAAACCGTTCCATTATTCGGATAATAGGGACCTTGATTTGGGTTTGATACTGGTGTCAAAGAAATTCCAATAGGACTTGAAAACCCTCCATCCGGTCCGTATTCATTTAAGGGGTATTGTTCGTTTGCAAATAAATTTGTTGACACATAATTATTTGGTGAGTCTACAACATTATAAACACTTAGATTTGTTTCGTAGTTCACTGGTTCTCCTTGAGAACTAAAAGCTCCCGGCACGTTATATGGTGGTAAGTTCCTTACCAACAATTGTTTTCTAAATGTCTCTGAATTACTAAATGATAAAAAACTTTCGGACATTTTTTTTAATTATAAATAGATAATAATCAATTTTTTAATAAATTGTATTTTTTTAATATTGTTTTTGTCCAACTTCTGCAGAGACCACACTTGGATTTTTTAATGCCTCAATTGCGGATGATTTCCAATTAGGGTCATTTATATGTTCTTCCCATATCTTGTTCCAAGCTTGTTTGTCCAAGTTTTTTGTGTTTTCATTCCCATTAACATCAACTGTTGTTTTTATGTTTAAATCTCCTTTATAAACAACTTCTCTTGGTTTTTCATAAGCCTCTTTCAAAGAATTTTCTTGACCAAGATTGTTAGCGGGTAAAGGGCTTACGTTTGTTTGATTTAAGTTATCTTGATTGTTTGTTGATGGTTGTATTTTTGAAGCGTAAGCCTTTCCAAAACTTTCTTCCGCTTTTTTTGCAGCAATTCCAAGTGCTTCGGTTGAAGATGTTTCTAAGTTTTTTTCTAACTTAACAAGATTTATACCTAATTCTTGTTGAGCCTTTTTCATACCTTCAACATCCCCTTGTAAACCAGATAATAGATAATCTTCGGCCTTTTCGGTAATTGACGATACATTTTTTCTAACTTGAGAACCTGTTATTTTTCCGGCAGCAGTACTAGATACCGCTTTTTGTACTCCCATCATGGATTCATAAATTCTTTCCAATGGTCCTGAAGTTGCTCTTCCATATTTGGCAGCAGCGCCTACTCCCGCAATACCCGCTCTAATTTGTTTCAACTCGTCTAATTGTTCTATTGCTAGTTGTTCAACACTTTTACCTTGTTCTTCTTGTGATGTTTTTAGTTTTTCAATATCTTCAGGTGTAAGTTGATCCACTTGTTTTAAAACTACCTCACCTGTTTTTTGGTCTTTAATGTTAATTGTAGCAACTCCGTCTTTAATTTGTGCCATAGAAGCAATCAACTCTTTTGTTTCTTTACTGTCTGAAGCAAAATCAGGTAGTTTAAGTTGAGATAACTTTCTATCAAAATCTGAAGCCTTGAGTGCCATTGATGCAAACTCATCTTTATCATATCCAAGTTCTGTGGCAATTTCTCTTAATCTTCTTTTTGCTCCTGGCATAATTTCCATTTTTCCAGTAACTTCGTTAAATTGAGTAAATTGTTTTGAAAGTTCTACCATTTGGTTCTGCAGTTCCTCCGGATTGTTTTGAGCCAAATCCATAGCCCGCAATGGATCTAATAATTCACTGGATGTAACTCCAAGCCTTTGAAGTGCTGACGACAAATCTATAGCACTTTCTGGCGATAATAGTTTTTCAGCAAGATTAAAGGTTGTGGACATACTTGCTCCCAACCTTTCAGATTGAATTGCCATTTTTGCAATACCATCAACTCCATTACTAAAATTGTACATATTTAATTGTTTCAAATTTGTTGAAACTGATGATGATACTGCGTTCACTGATGCTCCGGCTTCTTTTGCTAAATTTATAACGTTTTTCATTGCACTTGAAACGTCATAAATTGATACTCCAACGTTTCTAAAATTAGTTGCTAAAGTTTCAACGCTTACGTTTGATAACTTACTTACCGCCGCCAAGTCTACCATAGTCTCTTTAGCAATAGTTCCTGAAGATTTTAAACCTTTCATTAATTCAGTTGTGGTTTTTACGGCATCCTCCATAGGTAACCCCATTTTTACTAACTCTGGACCAACATCCGCAACAATTTGTTTAAATTCGGACATTCGTGTCTTACTTAAACCAAAAGTGTTTTGAATGTTTGTTGCCTGTTCGTCTAAATATCTAAAAGGTGTTTCATCAAAAATATTAAATGCTTGTGCGGCTTGTTCACTAACTTCCTTTATTACATTTGATATACCCAACGGATTTATAGTCCATTCTGTTGTAAAATCTTTGGGCAACTTTGTTCCCGCATCTGTGGTGCTTGTATCCCCTGACGACATATTTTTTTTTTATAAATACTAAAAGTTTTATTTTTCTTTTCTTTCTTCAACAAACTTATTTATTAAATATTTTCTAACATAGGTAGGCATATTTAAAAATTCGCTATATTGTGTTCTAAAAATTTTTGAAAAATAATAAAATTCGTCTAATATAATTTTTTTATAGTGATATGAAAGGCCGAAAAAATTCCACCCCAAAAGCAATTTCAACAACTGCTCTTTCTCCAGACGGGGCTATAATTTCTTTTTTTAGGTCTAATTTAGGTTCGTTTTCCATAGAAAACTTTCTAATATATTTTGAGTCAGCAATAGGCATTGATTCGATAAAAGTTTCAATATCACCTCTGTCTGTTTTACCATTGACAGACAAGATTTGTTTACTTAATCTCATTGTAACAACCGGTGGAACTAAATTTGCGGGGTATTCTCTAATTTTTTTCTCTAAATCAACTCTGTCCCCCAATGTCATCAATTTAATTTCAACTTCGGCTTTTGACATTGGTAGTTTCAATAAGTAAGTTCCATTTTCAGTGGGTTTTTCTGTTATTTTTTTGTAATTTAACTCGTCTAATAGAATAGAGGCGGTGAACATTTTGTCTGTTTTAGGATCCCGAACACTAATAGAATATTCTGGACCAAAAGACGTGTTTCGTAAAAACAACAACACTGCTTCAACATCTCCATCTGTTAAATCTTCTGCTTTAATATCTTTTTCATAAATTTTTCTTCTTAGCAGTGGTAATACCAAAGCTTCGTTAAGGGTAATGTTTGTGTCAAAGTTAGCAATCATGTTTTCATCTTGTGCCGTTAGATATCCAACTTTTATAGACTTTTTATTGTTTTTATAAAAAAGTCCTTGACTTGGTAACTGAATTACATCGTGTGGTAAATTAAAATTTGATTGTTCTATTTCGTAGTTTTCCATAATATTTTTAATTAAAAAATAAAAAAAAACCTCTACTAGTAAATAGTAAAGGTTTTATTAATTTAGTGTATAAATATTAGTAAACCAAAATACATCTATCAACTACCAAAGTTGTTGTAATAGTTGATAACCCTGGCGAGGCATAAGATAAATTACCACCATCATACTGACTTAAATATGCTCCTTGAAGAATCCATTTTTCTATTACAACTCCTGTTGGGTCTAACATTTCTAAATCGACATTTTTCTTGTATCCCGCAGCGTAACCCATACGTCCTGTTACGGATTCAGCACACAATCTAATCCACTCCATAATTGCTTGAGTAGCCGATGGTCCGATAGGATCTAAAAAAGTACAATTTATTGCCTCCCAACTAAAGTCCGTAGCGACATTTGTATTTGTGTTTAAAAATTTAATCGCAGTGCTTTTAACTGACAATTTAGGTCTAGATGTCGTTTGAACAAACCATTCGTTAATTCCCAACGAAGAAGGAAATCTTAATATCCACCTATGATTTTGTTTCGGTTCATAGGGTATGGGCATTTTCATTAATAAATCAGCCATGTTAGTTTTTTGTTTTTTTTTGTTTTATTTTATTATAAATACTATCTTATGAAAAAATTTTTCTATTTACTTTTATTTTTTTTAAAATAATCTATAACTAGATTTATTATTCATATTTAGTTTTACCTTCTTTACTAGTATGATAAATTTTTAATTTGTCTTCGTCATCAAAATATTTTCTCATTGTTTGAACATTTTTTAAATCATCATCTGAAAAACCAATATAAGGTAAAAAATAATTACCTATTTTATTTTTCATAAATGCCTTCTCTTGAAGTTGTCTTGACAGTTTTTGAACATAAGTCATAAACTCTGTCATTGCATCCACTTTTAGTTTTTCAGGGTTTGCTGCCGACCCTTGACCAAAAGTAACCGGATAAAATTTACACATGTCTAAATAATATCTGATTATTTCATCATCTGATAAGATATCTTCATCGGATAACTCTCTATATTTTTTTAGATTTCTAACAATAGTTTTTTCGTTCAATCCGTGTTTATTTTTCTTAATTAAATTATATACCGCATTTTTTAACACAGTTGGGGTATGTCCTCGTGCCGTAATGATTGAAAAAATTGAT